ATATTTGTGGGAAGTATAGGGCATGGTCTACTCACGCAGGAGGCATTATTATCTCTGCAAGATCGTTGACTGGATTAATCCCGCTCAGAAAAGATAAAGATGGCGCTTTAGCTATTGAATATGATAAGGAAAAGGCTGAAGATAATGGTCTTGTAAAAATGGATACTTTAGGACTATCCACTCTAGATATTATTGGTCAGGCAGTTGCTTTAATTAGGCAGACTGGAAAGACAGTTCCAGATAATCTAGATTATGATGAATATGATGAATCTACATATAAACTAATTTCTAGTGGAGATACGTTTTGTGTATTCCAGTTGGGTACCAGCGCAGGCACCGTAGATTTGTGTCGAAGAATTAAACCCACTTCTATCAATGATATTAGTTATGTTAATGCATTGGCGCGCCCCTCTGCTCGTGATATGAGAAACGATTTTATTGCCACAAAAGATGGCAAGAAACCATTTGCATTATTGCACCCGAAGTTGGGACGTGCATTTAACAATACATTTGGATTCGGTTTATACGAAGAATCTCTAATGTATTTGGCACAGGACGTTGCAGGCTGGAGTCTTCATTCAGCGGACCGACTTAGAAAATTGACCAAAGAAAAAGGTAAAAACCCACAAAAGGCGTTGCAGTGGCGCACCGAATTTATTCGAGACGCCATGAACAATCAGGTAAATGAGGAGATTGCCAAAAGAATTTGGGACGAAGTTGTTGACAAATTCCAGGGTTATGGATTCAATATGTCTCACTCTGTTCTGTATTCAATGACTAGTTATAAAACTGCGTATCTAAAAGCCCATTACCCAATTGAGTTTTTGCTAGCTAACTTAATGGCTGAAGTAAAATCCAATACGCCAGACGCCAAAAATAATATTGAAAAAATCAAAAAAGAACTGCGCTCTCATAGTGTAAAAATTATTCCACCCGATATAAACAAATCTCAACTTACTTATACTATTGATGATGGTAATAAGTTAATTACTGGTTTGGATGCATTGAAATTTGTTGGAGAAGATGCTATTAACGATATTATCTCTAAGAGACCTTTTAAGAGTTTTTTTGATTTTATGGTTCGCATAGATTCGAAAAAGGTGCGAGCTAATAGTATCCAAGCCTTGGCTGCCGCAGGAGCTATGGACTCTTTTAACATTCCAAGAAAATTAATTTTCTTATATGTTTCTGATTATCGTAAAAAATTGCAAGTTTGGCTAAAGAAACACGATCCAACAAAAGAAGAATTTTATTATCCTTGGACAAAGGAAGAAAATTGGAAGTTATCTGAACTATATGCTTTAGAACAGTTTTATCTTGGAGAATCATTTGTATGTAAGCCGGCAGATGCTTATGGCAATTTCTTTAAACAAGATGATCATTTACTAATTTCTGACATCAAAAAGGTTAAAGATAAAACAAATGTATCTTCAATTAAGGCAATTATTAAAGACTTTTTTGAATTTAAAGTCAAAAAGGAAACCAGCAAATATTATGGGCAATCTATGATCAAGGCTACAATTGAAGATAAGCAAGGTAACCAGTGTACTTGCACGATCTTTCCTGATAGATGGAAGATTGTTCAAGAAAGACTTAAGGAAATTAGTAGTAAAGCAGTGTTTGAGCCAGGTGTAGCCATCCATTTTGGCGGAAATACAAATAACTATGAAGATGATGTTGGTATTATTTTAGACCATTTATACAATGCATCTCTCACTCCGGTCGTTCCTGCTGATCTAAAGGCAAAGAAAGTTTCTTTAAAAGAAGTGAAGGCTGGGCGTGCCGAAATTGCTGAAGAAATAGTAAAAAAGAGTGCTGAAATTAAAAATCTTTTGGAAAAGATCGAAGATTCACTCTATGATAACGGATTAATAGATCTGGATGAAGAAAATGACGACTAACTGATATATAAGATATGAATCTATAACAAAATTGAGGCTCTCTTAGTTTTTTAAATTAGAAATGATATATTTGATATCAAATGAGAATATTTTCTATGCATAAGAAGGAATATTGATATGAAACTTTCAGATTGGGCAGACAAGCAGGGTATCGCCTACCTTACAGCATACAGGTGGTTTAAGTCAGGAAAGTTACCTGTTAAAGCATATCAATCAGAGTCTGGAACAATTATAGTTCAAGATGATGCAGAGAATTTATCGGAGACCTCAATGAGTTCTAACAGCGATACAAATAACAACGCAATGACTCTATTTTTAAAGAAAACGGTAGAGTTTAGCAAAAGCAATTCTACTATTGAAGATTTTGCTGCATATATTTTGTCAAACTTTTCATTAAAGGTTAACACCGCGAGCGAAGGACCTAGATATTCTAGAAACAAACCAAAGTCAGAAGATGTGCAAAAGCATTTCAAACAATTCATTCCAAAGGTAGAAAAACCAAAACCAAGTATGTTTATTTCGGATCAAGATTCTATTGATGATCTAATTGCCAAATCTAACAATTTGACTAAAAAAGAATTAATTGAGGAAATTAATAAGATTGGTGGAAATACTCCGGTCATTAAAAATGAAGAAGTTTCAGATTCGCTAGATGAATTGCCAGAGGTGCAAGATCTTTATAAAGATTTATCAGTAGCCTTTAACGCAAGTGGTACGTTACCAATGGTAACAAATTCAGTCACCACATATGATTCCTTGAGCCATGAGGGTGTGTTTAGCCGTACAACTATAACTCCACAAAACTATACTACCCCTACAGCTAATCCCACTCTCGGCTCAGTGGATATAAGATCAACAATTGCCATTTCTAATGATGGGTCAGTCTCTATCACCAACCCAAATTCTGTTATATTGGGTGAACCAAGTGGTAGCGCAACTATTATGTTTAATGGAACAGGTCCTACGGGATCTTTTAAACCAACCTCCAAAGAATTAGAGATGGTTAAGAGTTTTACAGAAACTCAGCCAAAACGAAGGGGCAGAAAAGCTAAAGGAAGTAAATAATGAAAATGTTTGATGATCTTGTTAAAAAGGTATTTGAAAAATACCCAAATGTAAAACCAGCATATGTGTTAACTGGAATTAAATTGGCTTTTTTAATGGCAAAACTCCTAAAAGGGATTATGCTTCATTTAATTCTTGTTCAAGATTTAGATCCAAACAATCCTCATAAAAAGATGATGGAAGAGCTTAATCGCTTATTTGATAAGCGAGATGAAAAATCATATGATGAAGATTTTGATTTTTCGTGGGTTAAAACTGGTCACAATAATGTTAAATCTTCTTTTTCTAAAAATCATCCCGCATCAAAAGGCGTATCTTTTAATGATCATAAAAAGATGACTGATTTGTCTCAGGTAAGTGATAAGCCAGTTCAATTGTCCGAAAGTACGGCGATTGCTTTAGAGGCAGCTCGCTCCGCCATAATTTCTCAGCTTGTTTTAACCAATGATCTCCTTCTATCGAATGAATTCGATCCCGATTTTGATAAGAGTGACCCAAAATTGGACGCAAAATTCAAACAGACAAGCGAATTTCTAAAGAGAGTGAAAGAGAATTCCATTTCTCAGATTGATTCGGATATAGAAATGAAAGGCGCAAGCTTAAAGTCTATAAAAGAAGGTCTTCACACATTAAAAAAATATGCTGCCGATTTAGAAGGTTCAGACAATCCAACCAATAAATCACCAAAATTTAAGGGAACTTTTAGAAGATCTGGCAAGTGAGATTATTATGAGATATTACTCAGATCGTGGTAAAATTTCTGAATTAGAAAAAAAACACGAGAAAGAAGTGTCGCTCACGTCTTGGGAAAAAAAGATTAGCAAAACTAATTAATTATGCCATGACATATAGAGATAGTAAGATGCTGGCATCTTTAGGTTTTATTTATGAGCCTTTTACTTCTAAGGCAGAGTTGCCAATTGTAATAATAAGATTGAGAGAAAACATTCAGAAAATTAGTCAATCCAAAACATTTTTGATTCTTAAATCAGAATTAGAACGTTGTTTTGATAAGTATGGAACACTTGATAATAAAATCATACATGAGTATTACAAGCAGGCTATGCTAAAAGTTGCTTCTAGCAAATATCGATCAACCGGAGCACTTAGAGTTAAGAGGGTAAAATGAAATGCATATATTGTGAAATGAAAATTGATCCAAAATGGAAATATGCCATTGATGTAAACGTTTGTCCTTTTTGTGGTCGAGGAATAATGGAAGAACATCTAAAGAATCTCTTATTTTCTCTAAGAGACACAATAGACCAGTTACAAAAATATCCTGAGCAACTTGATGATTGGATGCTTTCGAATTACAATTATATCAAAACCGATTCTCCAGATTTAAAACTTTACATGCCAAAAGATTATGTAAATGAGATGATGCGAGAACGTGATTTAGAATTATCAGATCGTAAGATTGAAAAGAAAAAGATAATTAAAGTTGAAACTGAGAATGGAGAAGAGGAGGTTGTTGCAGAGAAGATTCAAGATGATGAAAAAACCGCCGACTTTTTCAAAAGAGCCGAAGTCTCCAAACCCAAAATTGATGGGAAAATTACCACAATTGCCGAAAAGAATGAGCATCTTAAAAAGATGGCTCAACAAATTAAAAGAGCGGGGGCAACCGTAGTTAATGCTGCGGGAGCTGCAGACATTATTTCTCCTGAGATGATTGAAAATGCTGATCCAGAAGCTGTAGCAGAAATGCAGGCTATCTTAACAGGAAATGAATCTATTATGTCTTCTCTTTCTGATATGGAGAGTAATGATGATGATCCGCCAGATTACATTGTTAACGCCCTTAACAATAGGGCTGCCAAAATGAATGGCGATACTAATGCTGCTGATATGGCAAAGCATCAAAGAATGTATGATAGAGTAAATAGGTCAAAAAAGAATTTTAGTTCGGGCGGCGGCGGCTTTTCAAGAGCATAAGGGAACACCATGTCAATACGAGTCGTAGATAAAAAGAAAGTTGATATGACCGAGGATGAGTGGGCGTTATATCAAAAAATCTGTAAGTCATACACCATTCCTCCTAATAAAGGGGAAGATATGTTCATTGATTTATTTGAGACCGATGAAAATGGCGTAATTATGTTTTTGAAACCACCATCCAAACGCGGCACTTCATTTGAAGTATTTATGTTTTTAATGGCGCTTCAACAACAGCAACACATTAGATTAATGTACGCACAAGTGGCTGATTTTATAAAGCAAACCAAAGACGAGCTAGCTAAATAATCAGTTAGTTTTTGTCGAGAAAAAGCTATTCAAGATTCATTATTAGAGAGGAAGACGCAATGAGCCAACGGGTAAGATTGGGCGATTTATTAGGTACTGAATTAGAGGAAGAATTTGTAAATTTTGATCTCACAGAGATACAAGAGGTACTACAAAGTCTAAATGATACAGATCCGCAAGATCTAGCACATGCCGAAAAACTTCAACAATTATCATTACGTGGCGCAGATATACTCACAGAGTATCTTGGTAAGGTAGTGAAAACGGTTGGCTATCTAGAAACTAAAGTAAATAGTACAAAAAATAAAGTATCTCTGGAGTATACGGCACCTGATGGTGCTCGTACAACAGCAGATATGAAAAAATGGGCAGGAGAATCCTCAAAAGAAGTTGAGGAAGTGCAAATAAAACTTGCAAAAGCAAAAGCTAGTAAGGTAGTATTAGAGAAAAAATACGATATTCTCATAAGATCCCACCATCACTATAAAGATATTGCGGCAGGTTTACGTCGAACGATCCTCGGATATAGTGCCAGCACGCCAGGCAAGGTGCCCGAAGGCTACGAATAAAACGGAGATATAATGTCGAATAAATTGGATGCTTTTTTCAAAAGTTTTGCAGACTCAGAAGAACAATTAGACTATAAGATGGCTCATGAAACAATTGGGCAAAAATTACCAGCCATACCTACCGGATCGCTAGTGTTAGATGATGCTCTTTCTTCTGGAGGAAATCCTAAAGGCAGATTAATTCAGTATTATGGACCGCCCGGGTCAGGCAAGACTTTAATGGCAATGATTGCCATTAAAGAAGCTCAGGCAGAAGATCCAGATGCTCAGCAAGTTTTTATTGATGCGGAGCAAACATTCGACCCAACTTGGGCGGAGGCTCTTGGTTTAGATACTTCACGAATCATTCTTGTTAATGGAGATACCGCAGTTAATGGTCGTAAATGTTTTGAAATGATCTTAGGGGTCCCTAAAGAAGACGCAAAGACTCACGTTCTAAAAGGCAAGTCTAAAGAAGGTCTTTTAGATAAGATTGTCTCTGGAGAATTCAATATTAATATGATTGTTCTTGATTCTTTAGGGTCAATCATCCCTCCAGGTGAAGATACGGCAGCTGTTGGTAAGATGAATATGGCATTACTTGCCAGGTTTTTAACCACTACTTTCCGCAAGCTATCATTAGATGTGAGTAAATCACAGGTTCCTTTTATTATTATCAATCACAAAAAAGCTAATATGGATCCATATGGAGTGGACCATACGTATTCTGGTGGTAATACGTATGCTCACTTCTTGAGTGCTAACGTATATTTTGAAGCGGTTAATCGAGCCGATGCCAGAATTCTTGATGAAAAAGAGAATAAGATCGGACAAACTATTAGAGCCACAGTAGAAAAATCAAAATTTGGTCCTTGGCCAAGGAAGTGCGAATTCAAAGTAGATTTCGGAATTGGAGTTATAGATAGACATGAAGAGATTGCTCAATTGTCTTTAGACTATAATATAGTTTCAAAGCCGTCTTCTGTTTCTCATGAATATGGAGATAAGAAGTGGGTTGGTTTTCCAAAGTTCTGCGAAGCAATTAAAGATGACCCCGCATTGGCATCTGAATTAACCCAAAAGATTGCGGAAGCTCGTGAAGCAAAATGGGAAGCAAAACGCAAAGAACAAGAAGCTAAAAAACAACTAGATTCTGGGGACGGCTCTGTCGAAGATAAGAAAAAGAGCAAGAAAGGTTCTAAATAATGTCTAATGATATTGCAATCGGTCCTGCTGGATTACCAGTTATCGCGCCCATAAGCAAGAAACCAATTTATCTTTTACTGCTTGATTCTTTAGGCACCAAGGGTAAAAATTTGGAGAAATTTATTGCGATAGATAAGCCGGAATTATTGAATGGATTTGTGCAGGTAAAAGGATTTTTTAGTAGCGAGTCGGAGGACGAAATAACAAAAACTTTTTCGGAGCTCTTGACAAGCACAAAAAAAGAATTATATGTAGAGATGATGTTCCCCTGGCACAGAGTTTGGAGTATAAAAAGCCTAGTTTTTAAGGCGAAATAAGCAAAAATTAATTGCCAAAAAGTATGAAAGTGAGTAATAAAATGGCATCTAATAGTAAGACAAATACCACAAAAAATGATGTTCATGATGTGGTTTTGAAGGGTATTATAAGACTAATTGAAAGAAACGATTATTGGACTGGTACGATGACCAATCTTAATTCTGCTCTGGCTCGTGTGTTAAGCAGAAAACAAAGAGAAGTCCTCCCAGGATCTCCTGGGGCGCTTAGATCAGTTCTAAATCGTGTAGTGAATAGAATACGCAATAGAAGTATAAGTGTAAAATTCGTGAGAACAAATGATCATTCTCGAACTCGTTTAGTTACATTATGTAGATAATTCATAATATGAATATAACGGTCCGATTTTGTTAAACAGTAAAAGTACCTTAGCGTACAATAGATAAATAACAGTATGGAGAATAAAATGAGTACATTTGGTGAAGTTTCTTGGAATGATGATGTTTTTGGTGGTTCAGAGAAAAAGTTTACAAACAATAAGGATTTGTTCCTTAGATTAGATGAAGGCTCAAATGAGCTTAGATTAGTTACCCAACCATTTCAGTATTTAGTGCATAAGTATAAGAAAGAGGGTGAAGCTGGTTTTGGGCACAAAGTGCCATGTTCAATGGTACATGGCAGCTGTCCATTATGTGCAGCTGGCGATAAACCAAAGCCACGTTGGTTGCTTGGTGTTATTAGCCGCAAGACTGATACTCTCAAGATTCTTGATATTTCTTTTGCTGTCTATTCACAGATTCGCAAATTAGCAAGAAACACTCAGCGTTGGGGAGATCCAACCAAGTATGATATCGATATTGTTGTCGATAAAAACGGTGGAGCAACTGGTTATTACTCAGTTCAGCCAATCTCCAAAGAACCACTATCAGCCGCTGATCAGCAAAAGAAAGACTCTGTAGATTTTGATGATTTAAAGCGCAGAGTTTCCCCGCCAACTCCAGATCTTGTTCAGAAAAGACTTGATAAGATCAACGGAGTAGAAGGCGCCACTCCTGCCGTAGTTCCCGTTGCAGCCGCAAAAAAAGCGACGCCAGTCGCCGGCAAGCAAACCACCAAGCCAGCTCAAGTCAGTATGACTGACGATGACGAATTGGAAGACAGTTTCCCAGCTTATGATGCCTCTGCTGATAAAGCCTAAAACTAAATAGTAAGTATTAAACGGGGATAAGGAAAAACCTTTATCCCCGTTTTTTATTTTATTGTTATATGCTTGTGTATGAGTAAAAAAATTCTTGGTCTGGACGTTTCTTCAACCACTATTGGTATTTGTGTATTAGAGATTGATGATAAAAACAAAATCAATTTTGTTAAATGTGATTATATTAAACCCTCAAAAAAGGGATCCATTCTAGATAGATTATTAGATACTAGAATCAAATTACAGGCAATTATAGATAAAGAGAAACCGGATTATATTGGCATTGAAGATTTCATTGTCTTCATGAAGAAAAGTACTGCTACCACATTGGCAACTCTTTCAGCATTTAATAGGATGTCTGGCTTACTGGCTTTTGATCATCTCGGCTCTCATCCCGGCATGTTCAATGTTATGACAATTAGACACGGGCTCAAGCTCAGTCAAGCCCTTCCAAAAAAAGAAGATATGCCAGAGCTTGTCGCTAAACATTTAGGAATTACATTTCCCTATGCCAAGGATAAAAAAGGTAAGATAAAAGAAGAAAGTTTTGATATGGCGGACAGCGTGGCTGTCGCGTTATATTATGCTTTTGTTCTAACGGGCAAAATAAAGCGCAAGGGCAAGAAAAAATGAAAACGTATAATATTTGCAATCTTGAAAAGAAAAATTTTTACTTTACTTCTAGTAAAGTAAATCTATTTTGTAGATCTTGTAGAGATGAGACTAGAAAAACATATTGTAAAAAGTACCGCAAAGATAATAAAAATAGCATATTGCAAGCGAAATGTTGGGCGCTGTGTAATTTACAACCACTAGAAGCTTCTGAAAATGTTAAGAAGTTAAATAGGCTAAATTATGAAGTTAGATGAGGCTTATAAAATTATGGGGCTCCCGCCCAATTCGTCCCCTGACGAACTGAAAAAACAATATAAGAAATTAGCTAGGGAATTTCATCCGGACGTCAATAAAAGCTTGGCGGCAGAGGAAACACTCAAGAAAATTAATGAGGCATATCAAATAGTTACTTCAGGCAAAGAGACAGGGGAGCCAACTGACGGTCCATACTGGAATCAGGGATTTGATCCTTTTGGAAGGATCAATGCTCAACCTATTATAGAGCACGCCACCATCACATTTGCTGAATCAGTATTAGGTTCTAAAAAGGAGCTTAAGTATAAAAGATCTGTTAAATGTGCAAAATGTAATGGTCAAGGAGCTATTCAACAGCACAATGGTTGTGATAAGTGTAATGGATTAGGCGTGCTTCAAAATAGAAACGGTAATATGTTTATTACTAGGACCTGTGATAAGTGTCAAGGAAAAGTGCCCAGCATCCCGTGTATGGAATGTAAGATGTCAGGTGTTGTAACTGTTGAAACACAAGTTACGGTTTCAATTCCGGGAGGCATACAAAACAATACTGCGCTCAGAATTAGTGGGATGGGAAATTATGGTAAGTTTATGGGAATGGATCAATATGCTGATGTTTTCCTAAAAATAACTGTTACACCACAAGAAGGTTTATCAATTAATGGATCATATGTCATATCTGATATAAACATATCATTACTAGAAGCGTTAACTGGATGTTTGAAGGAAGTTCCCACTGTATTAGGGAATAAAAGCATTCAAATTCCAGCTAAAACTAAGAATAAAGATGAAATTAAAATACCTCGTGTTGGAATTAATGGACACGGAGATCAATTGGTTATTATAAATGTAGAATATCCAGAAGATGCTTCTCAATTAATTGATCTTTTGAGCAAAAAGGAACTATAATGGCGTTCTCTATGCCTTGCACCAATAAAGGGTGCGGAAAACAAATGGAACCGTATATTGATCCAAAGACAGATAAAGTATATTGTTCTTTATGTGATAAAGAAATTACAAATGTAACTTATTTTGCCAAAATGCAAATGAAGTCATCCAAGCAATACAAGCCAAAAAATACAGAATCTTTTGGCGCAAAGTGCCAAAAGTGTGGAAAAGAGGGACGCCCCAAGATCGTTAAAGACGATATAGTGTGTAGTAGCTGTAATAAACCTCTCGATCACCTTAGCCCTATCTTTAAGAATATGTTAAAAGATCAATTAAAGAAAGCGGGCAAAGATTTGGCTGAAATAAATACGGAAAAAGAATCAGATTCAGAATAAGAAAGTTGGCTATGTTGCAAAATATTGTAAGTTCTTGTAGATATTTATTACAACACTATCCAGAAGCTAAAACTTGTCAAGATTATCTTGATTCTCGACTGACTCCTGAAAGTCAGGAAAAATTCCAGTTTGGGTATTTTCCCTCAATCTCTCATCTTGCCGCTTTATTGCCGCTAGTGAGTGAGGATATCTTAATAGAAGATAAATTATTAAAAAGAGAAAATATTGAAGATGCTTGGTGCCCTCGAACAATTAAGACCCTTCATTTTGAAGACCATCCTTTAATTATGCCATATAAAGATCCTTATGGTAATGTGGTGGGTATCGTGGGAAGAAGTTTGCTTTCTGACCAAGAAAGAAAGCAAAAGAAAATACCAAAATACAAAAATACGAGTCATATTACTTCAAAAATAAAATTTCAGAAAGGAAAATTTCTTTTTGGATTATATGAAAATAAGGAATATATTCTAGAAAAAAACAGCGTTTACATCGTAGAAGGGCAGTTTGATGTTATAAAAGCAGTTGAGAGAGGATTTAGAAATATTGTTGCTTTAGGTAATTCTAATATGACGCCCTATCAATTTTCTATCATTAGCAGATACACCACTAATATTCGATTATTGCTGGACAGTGACGAAGCTGGCGAAAAGGGGAGAAAATTAATCGTAAGCAAGTTTGGTCATTTAGCCAACATTCATAATTTTTATCTTCCAGAAGGCTATAAAGATATAGATGAATATTTAACTGAGAATAGTTATGAGTCATTAACTTTTACAGTGAAACATTAATCACTGATTAACTTTTATGAGGTAGTATGAATAAACGTCAAAATCGTTCTGACCGTTATCAATGGATACTGTTAGAAACAGTTTGTTCAAATGATATGATGGAAGCATTTTCGAATGATGATAGTATATCATCAAGATTAAATCCATTTCAATATAATGAAGATTTGATGGATTTGGAGGATCAGCTTAAAGTGGAATTTTGGAGAGTGGTTGATACATTATTGACAGATCGCCAACGCGAGGTTATTAGGTTATACGCAGATGGCTATACACAAATGGAAATTGCCAAAATGCTTAATGTCAATCAAAGCTCTATTACTAAATCATTAAACGGAAACGTAGATTATAAAAATGGTAAACGTGTATATGGCGGTGCTCGCAAGAAAATCCGAAAAATAATTGAAAATGATGAGAAGATTAAAGAAATTCTTCAGAAAATTGCGGAAGTCCGCGAAGATAAGTGGTAAACACTAATGGAGATAAGGCGACGTGCTGCTTGGCACGTCGCCTTTTTTTGCCCGGTGATGCGTTAAATTGTGAAAATTAGGGTAATAATTTCGAAATACTAATAGTAGCACATATTTATGCATATAAATGGCACAATACTATTTGGAGCACAAATGTCAAAATTTGCAGTTGATTATACAGGCTTGGAAAACAAGATTGTCAAGAGAGCCTATAAACTTGAAGATGTTCAGCATAAAATCGAAAGAGTCGCTTTCGATATTGTAAGATTTACGGATGGCGACAATGGCGCCAATCTTTGGCAAATTCAGAGTGCTGATGATGGTGATTATATAGTTGCTATCTATCAAGATGAAGAAGTTAATAAGAAAACTGCCGCTAACTGGCAAGTCTCTGTTAGTAAAACCGCAGGTGATCTTCAAGTTTATTATAAAGGAGATCCCATCGTAAGAGTCGCTTCTAGTAAACTTGGTATACCTCGCTCTGAGTTATCTCAGATTGAACAGTACCTCCCTGCCAAATTAGCTGAAAATAAGAAATTAGTTCAAGCTTTGTTAAAAGAACTACCAGAATCAGCTAAAAAAGAGGTATTAAATAAATACCCTGAATTGGTATAAACGGAATAGGTGCCTAAAATGAGTTTTGACAAAATACAGAAACTAGTTAGTTCCTTGGCAAAGTCGGTTGAGGATAATGAGAGGGTAGCTACGCCTATCTTGTCTGCTAAAATAAATAAGTATTTAGAGACATACCCTCACGACCAGACTCTTGGTGCCATGTCCCGTGTAATTGGAAAAATGGCTGCCAATAACACAACTTTCATCCGTAAAGCGGATTTAAGAGAGTTGTACAACAAATTATACTCTCGAAACACAAAATTCGCTGAGTTTTTTGGCGAGGAACTGGGTACGACAGAAAAGGCTCCAGAAGTAACTCCCGTTCGTGAAGAGGCAGTTAATGTTCAGCCTTATCAAGTAGATGATCAGATTCTTGCCAACGCATTAAATAACCTATTTGATTCTTCTATTCCATTAAAAACTTATTCTCAGCCACTAGCCGATAAAGCGCTTAAATCAGTTGCATCAACCCTAGATGCTTGGAATTTAAGACCAAATAGTTTAGCGGTTTCTGCTGGAAATGAAAAGTTTTTAGTTATTCAAGCAGATTATGATACTCCAAAAGGAGTTACTAGTTTATTGGTTCCGATCGAAATTGTTAATAATAAGCCTGCTGAAGCCAATGCTTTTATTGGAAATGCTGGTCCTACGGATTTGAATAATACTAACATTAAGTCTTATGTTAAAGCATTTGCTGGTAAAAAATTAGCAATTACTGCTGGTGCTATTTTAGGAGCTATTACTAAGGCTGCTTCCGAAAATAGAGTAGTTAGTGATGCTGAAATTGCAGCTACTCGTCTTAATGCCAAGAGACAAGGACAATCTGAATTCTTCCAGAATCAGATAGTTGGTCAAAAAATTTCAGAAGCATCTGTTAAAGATGTAGAGCTTCCAAAATATGATGAGTTTGTTTCTTTTGAAAAGAATTTTGCATCACCATATGGGGTAGCTTCTTTTAGTTTTGGAGAAGATAAAGTAAAAATTGCAAGAGACGTAATTGCTAGATCATTAACTTCTTTTGGATATAAAAATCCTCAAATCACTGTCACTGGCAGTGATGATAAGACCATTTATTATGGCGTGGCTCTTGATGCTGGGCAAACTGCTTTTACTGTGCCAATTAAGATGGCTAATGGCAAGGTCAGCTCTCCTACCGTTATGATCTGTAATGGTTCGTTATCTTCTTTTACAAAAGACTCTATTACTAAATTATACATAAATAATGAAACTGATTATAAAGTTGCAGCAGCGGCTTCTCCTCAGTTTGGATTGAAATCAAGTGATTTAATTAATAACATTAGGGTGGCGCTTGCTTCTAGCAACTATGCTAAAGCAGAAGATGCTCTCAATGTATTATCTACTATGGGCGATGAAAAAGCTTATGCTGCCGGCTTCAGTGTTTATATGAATGGATTAAGTGAGCATAAAACGGAGGCGGAGACTTGTTGTTCAATGCAGATTAAGAGCGCATCTAGCAAGCACCCAGTCTGTGGTCATACTGGACTTCCACTTCATAAAGTTTATCAGGATAAACAAGGCAACTGTCGCCCCCTTTATAGAAGAGATATGGAAGACACCTACGAAGGCGCAGTTTTCAATAACTCCAAGATTTTTGGGTAAATCATGGATATGTATAAGTTAGCTCGAAAATTCTCGCTAAAAATCGCCATAGCGGGAGATGAAAATTACGCAGAGATAGATTTTAATGATTTCAGAGAAACCGCTAAAATTGATCTCAAACAAATCATTTCCATGATGGCTAAAGTTGTCAAAGGATCCAAAGAACTAAGAGAAGCTGGTTTTACGCTTCCACAAGATCCTTTGGCAGAATTTGGCGAAAGAGCCAAACAAGGAATTAAAGATTGTAAACAAATTTTATCAATTGTCTTATATTTAGATAATAATTTTGATGAACTATCTATTGAGGACATAATTAATCCATCCTTGGAACTTGCTAGGTCAATTATTTCTGAGTTAACGTCTGCAGGAACAGATAAATGGGGAATTGAAAGGGCAAAGTTTTTAAATTTGATGGAAATTTTTGGAGACTATTATACCACTCAGGGTGGATATCATGATAGAACTCGTCTTAATCCTATGGCAAAAAGAGAGTTAGAGAGCAAATATGGTAAGTTAACTCATACTTTTGATATATTGGCTCGCTTGCTAAGAAATCCTCAAAAAACTGGCGTTTTAGATATTTTGAAGAGATTATCTTCTCATGGTCTTGTTGATAGTAATGTCCTTGACAAATTGTTAGAAGAAAAGCTTACGGTCGGAGATACAAGTAGGGTAGTTAAGAATCTAGAAAATCATGAAAAAGAAATGATTTTGAGATTATTCTCAGAAGAGTTAAACTTAGGAAAACTAGGTTTATTGCCAGATATAAATACTTGGAACAAGTATATTGCTATTCCGGTAGAAGATCAAACAACCTATGAATTTTCACAATCTTCTGAAAAATTATTAAGCGATGTATTTAGAGCTTATTTGTCAGCTCCTAAAGCTGATGTAAAAAAACCAGAAAAAGATGAAAGTGTGGGACCGAATAATAAGATACTAAGTAGAACTACTTTGGCTAAATTATCGGAAGTTGCACTTAGATTGACACAAACCAAAAAATTGAAAGATGCCGAAGAATCAGCGCGACATGAGAAAATGATGGGTTCTCCAGAACCAATCAATAGGATTAAGCCTAAGAAAAATGTCAGGGAAATAATTCAAAATCTCAGTGCAGATGAGCGAAGGGTTTGGAGCAAAGTACCAAAGGCAATTCAAGACGAAGTAATAGCTGGCATCAGAGATATCGATGATGTGTTGGCTGAATTTGATGTTTAATTGGAGTTACAATGAGAATTGCAGAAATGTTATACGCTATTGCTTCATGGCTTGAAAGCCCAAATAATGAAGCTTTACTTTTGGCAGAATATGATGATGAATGCTTAAAAGTTGTTGCTGAATCTTGTGTATCGGCTGCGAAGACTCTCAAAGTTGCCGCCGAACATGTTGATAATATCGAACCACCAGAAGAGTCTCACATTACGCCAGAATCATTAGAAGAATTGGCTAATTTAGCCAGTGCGCTTGATTCGTCAGACGACCCTAATCTCAAAAAACAAGCATCAGTTATTGACGAATTATTATTAA